ATTTCCATAGGCTTGAACTTTTTTTGGCCTGACGCAAGAATATAGGTTACAAATGCATAAAGTCATCTTTTCTATGGTGTATCACGGAAAAGGTGGTTTTACATTTCAAGATTTATATAATATGCCCGTGTTCTTGCGCGGCTTCTATTTGAAGGAAATGAACGACACAGTAGAAAAAGCAAACGCAGAAATAGAAAAGGTTACAAAAAAACCTCGTAAATGAGATACTAGATGGCAACAGTTGACGAAGCAGAAAAAGAATATAGTTCGATATTATCACAGTTATCTGGGAAATATCAAGATATTATACAGCAACAAAATATATTACAATCATCTGCGTCTGATTTACGTTCCGCACAGGAAAACTTATTACGTGTGATGAAAGCAGAAGCTGCTGGATTAGCAAGTTATATTAACAACGAAGGTAAACGAAAAAAGATTGTTGCAGGTACGTTAAATGGGTTGCAAAGTCGTGTAGCAGACTTAGAACAACTTTATATTAATGAACTAACAGATTTAATAAAAGTTATACAAGATAGAGTAAATCTTGAAGAAGAAGCTTATCTCATGGACGCCCAATTCGAATTAGCAAAACAACAAATAAATTCGGCTATGGGATTTAATAGATTAACTTCTGTTCTAAAAACAGTAGAAGAAAAATCCAAATTATTTGCTGCAAATATTCCTGGCGTTAAAATGTTAATATTTGGTGAAATTTTAATGCGAGCTGGTGAAGCGTTGATGAAATTACGTGATACTATCTACCGTACCCAAGAAAAGCTGGGAGTAACATTTGATACGTCTATTAGTGCATTGGCAGGTGCCTATACCAACGTAATTACATCATATTTTAGTAAAGGACCACAACTTAAAGTCGAAGATACAATATCCGCCATAAATGCGTACCAAAAAGAATTTGGTACAATATTGACGCGTGGAGCAGCACAAGATATTGCACAAAGTTCAAAAAGTTTTGGTACTAGTGTAGAAATATTTGTACGCGCACAACGTGCATTTTTGGGTGCTGGTGGATTAGCTAATCAAGCAAAATTACAATCACAGTTCATCACACAATTTAGAAATGCAGGATTAACAGCAAACCAAGCTTTAACATTTGCAGCAAATAATGCAAATCTTGTTGCAATAGCCGGTGTTAAATACGCAGATTCCTTAGCAAGAGCAGCAGCCAATGCTCAACGAATTGGAGTAAGCTTAAATAAAACAGAACAGTTTGCTGACAATTTGGTTGGTAACTTTGAAGGGGCTTTGGAGAACTTTGCAGAACTTAATGCAATGGGCTTCAATATTGACTTTAATAAACTTGCACAGGTTGCTGGGACTGGTACTCCCGAAGAAGTTCAAAAAGAACTTTCGGCACAATTCGGTGGTAATCAACAATTACTAAATGAATTACAACGTAATCGTTTCCTCAAAGTCTCGTTAGAACGAGATTTAGGATTGGACATTGGGGAAATAACACGATTGGCAAAAGGTGAAGAAGCACTACCAGCAGAAAAGACCCAAGAAGAAAAAATACAAGATGGTATTAATCAAGGTATTATTAAAGGACTAGGACCACTCTTAACTGGAATTGGTGGATTGGTATCTGTTGTAAATCCACAAACTTTGGCATTAATAGCAAATACTGCTGCGTTAGTAGCAAATACTGCTATGATGGGAAGTTCTGGAATGTTTGGAAAATTATTAGGAGGCACAGCTGGTAGAGTCGGTCTTGGTGCAGCAGGTCTTACTGTTGGGGTTGGTAGTGCTATGGCTGGTAGAGAACTTGTTGAACAAGGTAATACAAAAACAGGTATGGGACTTGGACTATTGGGTGGTGCCGCTGGTGGATTATTATTAGCGTCGGCACTAGCACCATTTACTGGTGGAGCATCTCTGGCACTATTATATGGTGGATTAGCCGCGGCTGGGGGACTTGGTGGCCTTGGATACGCGGCATCTGGTATGAAGTCAGAAGAAGGAGATGATGTCATTTCTTCTCCTGGATATGGTAGTCGTGTATTGGTAACACCCACCGAAACTATCTCATTAAATAACAAAGATACTGTAATGGCAGGTACGAAGTTATTATCCGCCGGTGCCCTTACATCACCAATGACAGCACAACAACAAGCACCGGCAGTAACAAATACGGTCAATGTAGATATGTCTAAATTAGAAGCTAAATTAGATAGATTGGCATCGGCGTTCGCAGGTATTAAGATTGAAATGGACGGTAACACAGTAGGACGGGTTTCATTAAACGCACGGTCACCAATGGACCGTCTATCTGTGGTGGGATAATCTATGGCTAAACTTTTCCAAAATATTGCAAATAACAATAAAGGTATAGGAAACATATATGCCGATTCTACTGTAAATAATGATAACACTGCATTTGTTGCTATACGTGACCGCGTTTCGGAAACGATTGGCGTACCAGATGCACCACAAAATTTAATAGATATTCGTCGTATTAGTCCAATATATGATACGTACAATACTGTACCACCAAGACAAAGTATTACGTTTTCTGGAAATCCTTTGCGTGCCCCTTCCACCTATACAAGAAAACGACCAACTTTGTTGTATGATGATTTTCCGTTAAGTAATGGATTAATCACAAATAAAAATACTCCAACAAACAATACGTTAATTGAAATAAAACCATACAGTAGTGATGTTGCGGAAAGTAGTTTTATTCGCCAAAATTCACAAGCATTACCAATAGTATCAGGCCCTCGTGATATTACACGTATGAGAAAATACTTGTTGAGTGGTGAAGGAATTAGCTTTCTCGCACTACAACAACGATTACAGGCGGGTAATACGTTTGGTCAAACTCGTGCATACAATCCATTATCTGTTCCCCTTGCAGTTAGTAACTATGCAAATGCAAATTTAAATAATCCATTGGCACGTGTATCACGTATTGTACCAAATGACGCCACAATTAACTCAGATTTGTGGGGAAGAATACAAAAGGAAACGGTAATCAGTACCCAAGACAGATTACGTTTAAAGTTCGTTGGTGGTGCACAACGTACATTACAATCACGATTGATTAACGCAGCAGGTGGTGTAGTTAATAACGCGTTACGTGGTATTGCAAATAGAACAAATATTCCTGTACCTGGAATTATTCGCAGAGGAACCAGTTGGTTGAATAGTAGATTGGGAACGAATTTTTCAATCGGTAATACAGTCAACTTGGGTCAAATAGGTAGAGGTATACAAACCGTTGCTGCAACGGGTAATGCAATACTACGAGGATTGAATGCGTCAAATTCAACATTGACCAAAGACCAAACTGCATACGATTCATTATACGCAGCTGATTTGTGGCCAATAATGAAAGAAAATGATGGTGTTATACGTAGCCATCAAGGTGAGAAATCTGCCTATTTAGAACGTGCAACGTTGGCAATTGCTAAGGTAAAGGATTTAAACAATACAAATAAAGCAACAGTTGCATATGGTGTAGATCCACGAAATGATTATCGTAGTTCAGCAGATTATACCGATTCTGTTCGTAGTGCAACAACACCAAAAACATTTAATGGTATAACTACCGCAACCTATATTAAAGATAACTTTAATTTACAAAATAATAGAGCGGTAGTAGATGCAACATTTTTGGATGGACAAAACGAAAACGCAGACTATATTAAATTCAAAATAGCTGTTCCTGGCGTATTTGATAATGGTATTAATTTTCGTGCATTTATTGAAGATATCAATCACAATGCAAAGGGTCAATACGACGAAGTTCGATACGTTGGACGACCAGAACGATTCATCACATACAAAGGTATGAACAGAACCTTAACGTTCAGTATGTACCTTATTGCATTTAGTGAAGCAGAATTGGAAACTATTTGGACTCGTGCAAATATGTTAAACAAATTAGTTTACCCAATAGATAATGCGGGTGGTTTTATGGTTCCACCACTTGCAAGGATTACAATAGGAAATGTAATAGTTAATCAACCTGGGTATGTAGAAAATATTGACATGCGTTTTCAAGAAATTCCATGGGATATAGATAAAGAACTCCCACAAGCAATTAAGTTGAATATGACATACAATATTATTGAAAAGGAATACATAAAACAATTGGATACAAGTCCAATACTCACTACACAATTGTTCGGTGATGATGTAATCGCAAACACAGGAATATCAGACAGTAGAATTGCTGCACAAGAATTCTTGAACAAACAAAAAGCATACGTACAATCACAAATTCCAGGACTAAACGCATTAGCACGACAACTTGCACCACGACCATCGGGTGTAAACACCGTATCAAAGAATACTATATCACTACCTCGTTTAGAACGTGCAGACAATCCCACACCAGCATCATATGCTGATTTGATTGGTAGAACAACAGCAGTTTTAAATAATGAAGGCACTGTTCCTCTTGATGAAAGTGGAAATCCAATAATTAACCCATAATATAATATGTTATCACGATATACTACTAACTTAGAAATTGAAAAAACTGATAAGGGGGTACAGTATTATACCACTATACTACCGTCCCCAATTACTCCCGATGCGTTTCAATTTAAAGTTGTAACGCAAGATGGTGATCGTTTTGATTCGTTGGCAACACGATATTATAAAGACGCATCTAAGTGGTGGATTATTGCCAAAGCCAACGGATATGTCAATGGAACTGTTTTCATTCCTGGCGGTATTGAACTTATTATTCCATCAGCAGGGTTACTATAATTTATGTCAATAAACCCAGTAGAAACACTAAATGTTTTTCGAGAAGATTTACAAACGGAATTAAATAAACGTTCTCGTTCAAAAGAACTAGTACGTACACGTGCTCCGTTTTTACGATTTACTACTGGTGCCGATATGTCTGATCTGGAAGCTAGATTGGGCACAAGATACTCAATTTACAAAGGATATCGTTTATTTACGTTGGGATTGCATGGGTGGGATAATTTAAATTATTCTACGTCCGACCTGTACGGTACAGCTGCAAATAATGGATTGGTTATCGGAACAACATATAATACCGGTGAACAGAAATTAGTGTACACACATGTACAACAAGATAGCTCGTATACGTTAGCAAACACAGGGGGTAGAGGAACCTTACCTACATTAGTAACAGAGGGGGGAAGAGAATCCAATAAGAATTTTCCACCACCTGGTATTACAAGTGCAAGAATAGAACGTACACGAAATGGTAATGTATTAAAATTTACACTTGAAGTAAGTTGTTATACCCAACAACAATTGGAATTGTTGGAGATATTATCATTTGTACCTGGAATGACAGCTATACTTGAATGGGGATCAGTATCTACAACACCAACTGGTACAAAATCACTAACGAAGATTTTAGATTTTAAGAACAATAGAGATTTACAAGTCATTCGTGATTTTAATAAAACATCAAGAACAAAGATAATAGAAGAATGGTGTAAGCCAAATAATTTCAACTATGATTTTTCCGTAGCACGAATCGCCAATGTAAAAACAACATTAGAAAATAATGTATACAAAGTAACAATTACTGCGTTCGGTCAAGCGGATAATATTATGTATGTGTCGGCATACGCAACAAATAATCCACTAACTTCTGGACAAACAGGTAATCAAGATAATACTTCCATAAATCAATATTTTAAATTGAATGGAAAGTTTTCTAAATTACTACACGAAATCGCAGCATTACCTCCAAGTGATGTAAAGGCATTGGCGGTGTTACAATTTAACGATCCAGATGATGTCAAAGCTATCAAGGATGCATTGCCTACATCACAGACACTCAACGTAACTAATGACCTTGGATTCGAAGATACATTTTTCATTCGATTTGATTTTTTCATTGATTATTTCATAAACGATGTAAATGACGGTTTACTCAAAATTGTAAATAGCGGAATTAAACCAACAGATAAACTACCGTTTTTAATCAATAAAGCGGCAGATACATATATTGGATTCCATAAAGATTTACGATCTACACAACCGGCTACAATGATTATCTATAATCTAGACAAGATTAATAAAAGTAATTCCAATAGTCGTGATTATACACTTAAAACCTCTGTATTGGGTAAGATTGAATCTGGATCAGCATCCAATAGATTTAATGATGTTAATGCTGCCGCAGGTACCCAAGTGGGTGGGGTAAATCAAGTATTTAGTAAATTAAATGTTTCGCAATTTCAATCAGTTGGAAGAGTTAGTGATGCTATCCCATTATCCAGTGGTGTATTCGTAAACAGTAAAGCAGTACAGAATGCGTTTTTAAATGCAAGAACGTGGATGGATGGATTCGAAACACTATTACGAAATATGAATTCCGCAACTGAAAACTACTGGGATTTAAAACTTTTCTTTGACGACGATGTTGCAGGGTTCCGTATATTGGATGATAATGTACGTAGACCACAAGCTGGAAATAGAACGCAACCAATATATACATTCAATAAAAAATTAAGTAGTTTGGATGAGGATACAATCGGACCAGATGTTCTTAATGTTGAAGTTAAAACCGATTATCCGAAAGCGGTGTTTTCACAATTAGCTATATCGGCATTAAATAATAACGTAAGTTCACCAGAACGACGAGAAACAGACTTTGTTCGGGCACGAGTAGTTGATGACATATTTTCACCAACAGTGGATGTACAACAAACCAGACAGACACAACCACAGGCACAGGCATCAGCCGCAGCAACGGGAGCCACGGTCAGTGCATTTATTGACGCAAATTTAAAACAAACACAATTTTCTGGATTAAGTAGTGTTGTACAAAATAGTTTGAACGAAGCTGGATTTGGAGCAACTAACATACCAGCACCAATTGAAAGTATTTTAAAACGATTGTTTGCAAACAAAAATTTGTTAACTACCGCCGAAGCTGCTGCAATTAATCAAGAATTAAATACTCTCAATCCAAAACTAACACCGCAGCAATTAACCGCATTGAAAAAAATATTTGCTGCACGCACGGTATCATTGATTAATAACTTCAAGAAAGATGAACTTGATAAATTCGTATCCGCGTATGATACACAAGCATCGGGAGGAAGTACGCAAAGTAGAGCAAGACCTGGATTTGCTGCAGATGCCACCAGTACGACGGGAATTAACAAGGCATTATTTACCGATGAGAGAAAGAAAAAAGTGGTAGACAAAATAACGCAGTCGCAAGCTAATTTAGTAAACATTGTAAATAGTAAGATACGATAATGCCAACAACATCACAACAAACATTTATCAATAATACAGCGTGGAGTGCAGCGTTCATAAGTTATGTTATGAAAACTGCCGGTGTTGATTTTCCTGCGAGAACTTCTCATACGGCGTACGCACAAGACTTACGACGAAATAGTAGAGGATTTCAAGTATTAAATCCTCTCAACTCCAAACTACAAGTTGGCGATATAGTAGTAGCAAACAGAAGTGAAAATAACGTATGGAACACCCAAACATATACACAGACAACTTCTTGGACTGGTGTTTCGCACGGTGATATCGTTGTATCTGTAAGTCCTACGAGTGCACGAATTATTGGTGGAAATTTATCGGACACGGTTGGATTCAATAATAATTTAACATTGGTAAATGGTGGAATTACCTCAACGTCATTACAAGATAAACGAGCAATACCATTTGTTATTTTACGTCCACCACAAGATAAAGTTACAACTATCGTAGATACAGTAAATACAGAACGTTCGAAATGGAACGATGGCAGGTTGAAAGATAACAATGACGCTGCATTACCGTTACTTCAAAATTATTATACGACTGTTGGATTAAGTATACCATCATACACTGTTACATCGGGAACTTTTTTAAGTGTTAGTGATTATGAACGAACAACATACGTCACACCAATAAATGATGATGAAATATTAAAACTATTAACAGTTCCATCCGCTCCACGGTCAGCATATACAAATGCAGGTGGTGCAACTACACCTAGTACCATTACATTTTTACAAGACTTAAAAAATCGTATTGCGTTAAATCAAGTCATTATTAATGAACAACAACTGGCTGGTGAACTGGCATTACTGGATAACACAGATCAGGCACTTACGGAATATAGACAACAGACGCAAAATATTATAACCAACATTGGTAATTTCATTCCATCGGAACAATATTTCCTCGTGGCACAAAATTTATTTGAATTCTTTCCAGATAGAATGCGAGAAGAAATGGCATCGGAAACGGAAATGCCAATTGGTAAGCTGGGTATTAATACTATAACTCCCGCAAATCCTCATGCATGGAGAGCACCTGGTAAACTAGCAACAACGGTAGAATTAACCATACCTGGTGTAGCAGGATTTAGTATCGGTCAGATATTTTGGGTAGATAGAATTTCTGAGCAATACAAAAAGATAGGCGCTTTCCAAGTATTCGGCCTTACAGAAACTATTACAATGGATAGAGGATGGACAACTAATATTTATGCTAGATTGAATATCATACCATTTAATATTATGGCACCGTATTTTAGAAATCAAACTTAACCGTAAATAATTTATGGATAGTATACCTACTGGATTATTTGACATACTAGGAAACACGGATGTAAAGAAAACCTTGCTTGCCAGTATACAAAATGTTATTCCTACACTTACACAAGAAGATATTGATAAACGTGTCAAACCACGATATTTTGCCAAGTATACTGCGCAACGTAATGGTTTGATATATGAATTGGATGGTGGGCAGTACGCAGCTATTGAAGATAATAACTTATTTAGAAAAACTACCATTGATTGGATAATACGTGGTAAATTGGAAGATACCATCTTGACTTTGCCAAGTGGGGACAATATATTAATCAAGGGAGTGATTAGCCAAAACAAAGAACTTTTATCGCTTGCAGAGGAAAAGTTACCTGGTATCACGAATCACTTACGAAACTATATGGAGTTTTGGTCGGGGGAGTAAATGGTCGTTCAATCGGTTACGGAGTTACAAAAACTACAAAACAGAATTGAAACTGAGGCATCAGTCGTGGTGCCTATTTTTGTCGATCAACACTCACATCCCGCAATAAATACCATCTCGTCACTTCACATTCTTATTGATAAAGATTACTACTGCGTTCCATTTAATCATCCCGACGCAATACCAATGTCCATTTCATTGGAACGTGCATTTAAAGTAATCACACTTTATAAAAGAGAAATTCTTCACACGTTCAACATCCCGCAGGAACGTGTGCATGATGTTGCAACAATACTACATCTATCCAGTAAAGTCATTCCCGAAATACGAGAATACTATACCCCGATTATCACCAGAATGTTGCAACAATTCCAGTTTAAGAATTTACATCTGAGTGTTCCACTTATGATGTGGGTCGAATATGGATACAAACTAACTCAGTTTCTAAAAGAATCTTTTTATAATAAAATTCCAGATGGGTATGATTTTGTTAATAATAAAGTTATACCAACATTAACTACTATTGAAAAATCTGGTATTTATGTTGATTCTGCTGTGTTGATGGAACATTATGGTGATGTGAAAAAGTATATAAACAATAATACTATATATTCTGAGTACAATCCCTATACATCAACAGGTCGTCCAAGTAACAAGTATGGTGGAATTAACTTCGCGGCAATCAATAAAAACGATGGTACTCGACGAGCATTTACCAGTAGATATGGTGATGATGGTTTACTTATCCAATTTGACTATGAGGCGTTTCATCTTCGATTGGTTGGGGCACAAATCAATTATAACCTGCCCACGAGTTCTGTACACACCTATCTCGCCCAACAATACTACGGCAAGCAGGAAGTGACGCCAGACGAGTACGAGCAGTCAAAGGCGCGTACATTCGCACTAATGTATGGTATGAACGAGGATTTTGGTGGGGTAGAGTTTTTCCATAATGTACGAAAATATTCTGAACAGTTATGGGATTTTTATAAGGTTATGGGGTTTATTAAAACAAACAGTGGAAAACGTATAGTAGTAGATGAACCATCACCCAACAAAGTATTTAATTATTCCGTACAATGGTTGGAAACAGAAGAAGCATTGTCCAAAGTATCTATGGTGTGTCAATTATTGGAAGGTAAATTGACCAAACCAATTCTATATACATACGATGCATTACTATTGGATTTACATAGGTCAGAAACCGCTATGCTTCCCCGTATCAAGAGTTTGTTGGAAGAAGGTGGATATCCAACAAGAATGTATAAAGGTAGAAATTATGATGAGTTGGAGATGATAAAAATATAAGGTTTCACCGTACATAATAATATTTATTAGGAGATTAACGCTGGAAAGCTTTACCCTAATGAGTTTATATTATGAAAGCAGAAACGCAATTACTCTGTACTTTTTGTGCAAAGAAAGACATAGAAGTAACAATCGAACAGATTAAGAAAGTTTATACTCTTGCATTTAATTCAGTATACGTGTTGGACAATGTGAATGATGAAAATCAAGTCATATTAACCTACAACATTGATATGTCGAAACCTGTTCGCGGTGCAGCACCGGAATCTACAATTTCAGTTCATAGAAAGAAACAAACAAATACCATTTACACAATTAATGCAATTAACAAGTTAATTGAAGAAAAGAATGGTGGTGTATTAGATAAATCATATAAGATTGATTGGTCTGAATTGCAGAACACTGTATTGGTGACTGCATATGGTCGTTTGAAAAAAGTAAATACTAAAATTTCTAATATAATTAATTTATAAAAATCACTACTTGACAAATAAGCAGTACCTCGTTATAATACTATGACGAGGAGTTTTAAACTCTCAACACTAAACACTAAAAGGAGTAAAAGTATGGCACTGGATTTTAATGCCCTAAAGGCAAAGCTGAACACATTCACTAAGCAGACTGACCGCAGTGAATCCATTTGGAAGCCCACCGAAGGTAAGACGACTATCCGTATCGTCCCGTGGGTGCAGAATCGTGAGAATCCCTTTATTTAGCTCTATTTCCATTATCTTGGTAATAAGACCTACATCTCACCTCTTTCGTTTGGGCGCCGTGACCCTATCGCGGAATTCGCAGACAAGCTAGTTGAAGATGCACGCCGTGAGGGTCGTGACGCCGAGAAGGCTGCGTATTCGCAGTCACGTGCTTTCCGTCCGAAGCTCCGTACGTATGTTCCTATCATCGTTCGTGGTGAAGAGAGCAAGGGTGTTCGTTTCTTCTCATTCGGTAAGACAGTCTATCAGGACCTTCTTTCGTACATCGCTGACCCTGACTACGGTGATATCACCGACCCGAAGGCTGGTCGTGACATTGTAGTAGAGTACATTCCGCAGGAAAAGTCGGACACGAATTTTGCTAAGACCTCAGTTAAGGTGAAGCCGAATCAGACTCCTGTTGTTGCTGATGTGGACCTTGCAAAGAAGCTTCTTTCTGAGCAGCCCGATATTTTCTCCCTGTACAAGGAACCTTCGTACGAGGAACTTCGCGTGGTTCTGGAAAAGTATCTTGATCCTGATAGCACCACACCAACTCCCGCACCTGCAAAGGGTAGTCCTGAGGTTAAGAGTGTGACGGCGGAAATTCTCGACGTTAAGACAGAGATTTCTGAATCGGCACAGGACAAGAACGCGCTTGATGAATTTGATAAGCTATTCGACAATTAATCGGTAATCATTATGAGTACCGAAAAGAAAACTAAGAAACCAATGCCGTCAGCAAATCGTGACGAATTGGCACAAGTCATCGCAGACTCACTCAACAAGTTAAATAAGGATTCCGATCAGGTTGCTTATTTCCTTGATGGGCAAGAAGAAACACCAACCGACTTTACCGATTTTATTTCTACTGGTGCAACTATGTTGGACATTGCGGTGAGCAATCGTCCGTATGGAGGTATCGCAGTCGGTCGTATTACGGAACTTACTGGTCTTGAAGGTTCTGGTAAGTCACTGGTTGGTGCACAGCTTATCGCTAACACGCAGAAACGTGGTGGTGTGGCAGTACTTATTGATACCGAAACCGCAGTCAATCCTGACTTCTTCAAGGCGGTGGGTATCAATATGAATAAACTAGTATATGTTCATCTTTCTACCGTAGAAGATATCTTCGATGCGATTACAAACATTATTGAAAAAGTTCGAACTGGTAAGGAAAAGGATAAGCTTGTCACGATTATCGTTGACTCCGTTGCCGCTGCGTCTACCAAGAAAGAAATGGAAGCCGATTTTGGAAAAGACGGATATGCAACAGATAAAGCAATCATTATCTCCAAAGCGATGCGTAAGATTACAGGACTTCTTGGACGAGAGCGAATCGCACTAGTCTTTACCAATCAACTTCGTCAGAAGATGAACGCTCCTGCGTTCAGTGACCCGTGGACTACTTCGGGTGGTAAGGCTATCGCATTCCACGCATCTACTCGTATTCGTTTGTCATTGATTGGTAAAATCAACGATTCAAGTAAAAATGTGGTTGGTGTTAAGGTAAAGGCGGTAGTGGTAAAGAATCGTCTTGGTCCACCGCATCGTGTCGCGGAATTTGATATCTACTTCGACCGTGGTATTGATGACTATGGTAGCTGGTTGGATGTCTTGAAGGACAATGGTTTGGTCAAGCAATCGGGTGCATGGTATACTCTGGTTGATGACACTACTGGTGAAGAATTGAAATTCCAGTCTAAGGATTTCCCAAAGATTTTGGATGAAGATATGGATAGAAAGGAATCTATCTACCAGAAGATTTGTGACGCACTGATTATGAAATACAAGACGGAATACGATCCAGATGCGATGTCGTTAGATACTGGTGAAGAAGATAAGAAAGAACTCTTACTGGATTAATATATGTTAGAAGAATTCATATCTATTGCACTTGAAGCATTTACCAACGCATCGGGTGATGTAGATAAGTTTGAATTACAACTTCGACGGAAACTAATGTCATACAATAATGTAATGACGCCACAGGTTGCAATTTCGCAACCTGTGGTACCAGTTCCGTTTGAAGCAAACTTATCGGTTACTGCAAATGACCCCATTCTTCAAGAACTTGAAGGATTGGATATTAACGCAATGGATGATAATGAAATTATTGCACTTGCACAAAAATTGGGGTTTATGAACTCGACGGCAGAGAGTAATGATGAGTGATCTACAAAAGGTTTTTGCATCAATGAATTTCGAAAATAACAATCAGGAGGGAATGACCTACAACAGTCGTGTCCTCCTGATTGACGCTTTGAACACCTTCCTTAGAAGTTATGCAGCAATTCCAACATTGGATGACAATGGAAATCATATTGGTGGAATGTCTGGATTTCTAAAAAGTATTGGTTCGGTTATACGTGACTTTAAACCCACTCGTGTTGTTATTGTGTTTGATGGTAAGGGTGGTAGTCAACGACGAAGAAAAATTTATCCTGACTACAAGGCAAATCGTAAACCACCAACTCGGTTGAATCGTCAATATGATATGACAACCGAACAGCAAGAAACGGAAAATATGAAATATCAACTGGTAACGTTGGTAGAAATGTTGGAGTGTTTACCAGTAACGGTATTTACTATGGACAACATCGAAGCGGATGATGTGATTGCATATGCATCGGAAATGGTTACCGCACAAGGTGGACAATCTATTATCTACTCAACAGATAAAGATTTCTTGCAGATGGTTACAGAAACTACCAGAGTATATAATCCTGTTAAGAAAAAGACGTTTGATGTAAATACCGTAATAGAAGCATACGGCGTTCATCCCGATAATTTCGTACATTATCGAGCGTTACTTGGTGACAAGAGTGATAATATTGATGGTATCCGTGGGGCGGGAGAAAAAACAGTTCTTAAACTATTACCAGAATTGTTAGATAATTCCGACATGGTAGACTACAATTTTATAGAACAAAAATATACTGATGTAAAAAAGAAACCAAAATTAATTGAAAATATTTTAGATAATAAAGATGTTATAGAACGTAATATGCAATTAATGCAATTACGTGATGTGAATATTTCTACTGATGCAAAGATGAAAATTATTCATAAGTTGGATACAACTAAGACAGATTTACGCAAGATGGACTTGACAAAGTTGCTCATACGCAGTAAAGTTATATCTAACTTCCCGAATTACGATATGTGGTTAACATCCACATTTGTTCCACTAACGAGGTTCTCTAATGGTTCCAATAGTAGCAGCACCACAAAACTATGATAGTAATGTAGACAATCTTTCAAAGTATGGAATTGAATTCCAAACAAAAGTATTAGCATCTATTATTTCAGCTCCTGACTTTTTAGAGCAATCGTTTGATGTCATCAATCCATACTTCTTTGACAGTGATTCCGGTAAATGGCTTGCGAAGAAAACATTAACATATTACAACGAATACCGCACTTTACCAACATTAGAATATTTTAAGATCGAACTATCGCACGAGAGTGATGATTCTCTTCGTGCGGGAACTATCGAACTGCTCAGAAAGGTTGTCACCAAGGTTACAGACAGCGATGCACAATATGTTCGTGATAAGTTTCTTGATTTCGCTCGTAACCAATCACTTAAATCAGCAATTATTAAATCGGTAGATTTATTGCAAAGTGGCGACTATAATGCAATTAAAACCGTAGTTGATAATGCCCTTCGTAGTGGTCAACCAAAGGAAATCGGTCTAAACTGGTCAGAAGATATTGAGGGTCGTTTGGCTCGCATTTCTCGTGATACTGTGGCAACTGGTTGGGACGTAATTGATGCAATTACTGGTGGTGGATTGGGTGGTGGTGAACTTGGTGTTATCGCTGCTCCATCGGGTATTGGTAAGAGTTGGGCATTGTCTACCATCGGTGCAAACGCATTGAAGAAAGGAAAACGTGTTGTTCATTACACACTTGAACTAAATGAAAATTATGTCGGTATCCGTTATGATACTATTTTCACTGGTATTGAACCTGGTAAGATTCCAGATAACGTTGATACAGTCAAAGATGTGGTGTCACAGATTAACGGACAATTAATTATTAAGTATTATCCTGCTCGAAGTGCAACGTGTAATACACTAATGGCACACGTGCAACAGTTAACTGCATTGGGATATAAACCAGATATTATGTTGGTTGACTACGCAGACCTATTGAGGTCAGCAGAACGAGTAGATGCACGGTATCAAGAACTTGGTGCAATTTACGAAGAACTTCGTGGTATCGCTGGAGAATTGAATATTCCGTGTTGGACTGCTTCGCAGACGCAGAGAAGTTCTATTCAAGACGATGTAATTCAAGCAGATAAGATTTCCGAAAGTTATAATAAGATTATGACGGCAGACTTGGTTATTTCTCTGAGCAGAAAGTTAGAGGATAAAGTCAATAAGACAGGACGTGCCCATATCATTAAAAATAGATTTGGCGCAGACGGACAAACTTTCCCTGTCGTAATGGATACAAGTATCGGTCAAATCAATATTTATGATGAGAAGTCCACAAAGGGTATCCTTTTGAAAAAACAAATGGATAATCAAGCAAATGATGAACGAAGTAATTTGAGAAAAAAGCTAGCAGAAATGAGTGGACTAGAAAGTTTGGATGATTAAGTAACATATAATTTTTTCAGACAGAAGCAACCTATTTATTTTACCATAACCATTTAACATAGAGTAAGTTTGGAGTAAGCAAATGCAGATTGAAGCAAAGATTTTAAGTGATATTACAGTGTTTATGAAGTATGCAAAATATAATCCAGAACTACAACGTAGAGAAAACTGGAAAGAATTAGTTGATAGAAATAAAGAAATGCATTTGGAGAAGTATCCAAACTTAAAGGATGAAATAGAAAGCGCCTATAAATTTGTTTACGATAAAAAGATTCTTCCATCCATGCGTAGTTTACAATTCGCTGGTAAGCCAATTGCTATTAACAATGCACGTTTATACAATTGCTGCTTTTTACCAATTGATAATGTAGACGCATTCAGTGAAGTCATGTTCCTCTTGTTGTCGGGAACAGGTGTAGGATATTCTGTCCAACGTCATCACATTGAGCAACTCCCAGAAATCAATAAGCCCACCAAGTCCCGTCGTTATCTCGTCGGTGATAGTATTGAAGGTTGGGCAGATGCAGTGAAGGTAATGATTACTGCGTATATGAAGGGCAAGGCATTACCAGTATATGATTTTTCCGATATTCGTCCAAAGGGTGCACAACTTATCACTTCCGGTGGCAAGGCACCAGGACCAGAACCATTAAAGGATTGTTTACATAATGTTCAAAAAGTTCTTGACCGTAAGCAAAATGGTGAAAAGCTCACCACAATTGAAGTCCACGATATTCTATGCTATATTGCTGACGCTGTACTTGCTGGTGGAATTCGTCGTTCCGCTATGATTTCGTTGTTCGACATTGACGATGATGATATGTTGACTTGTAAGTTCGGCAACTGGTGGGAAAATAATCCACAACGTGGTCGTGCAAATAATTCCGCAGTTATTGTTCGTTCAAAGGTTGAAGAAGAAACATTCTTTGAATTGTGGAAGAAGATTGAACTCTCTGGTTCTGGTGAACCTGGATTCTTCTTTACAAATGACAAGGATTGGGGCATGAACCCGTGTGCAGAAATTTCACTTCGTCCTTTCCAATTCTGTAATCTTACCACTATTCATGCTGGTGATGTTGTTGATCAAGATGATTTGAATGCGCGTGCAAAGGCAGCAGCATTTATTGGCACATTACAAGCATCGTACACAGATTTTCACTATTTGAGAGATATATGGAAGAGAACCACGGAGAAGGAAGCGTTAATCGGCGTGAGTATGACTGGAATCGCATCGGGTGGAGTGTTGAAACTCGACATGAAGGAAGCTGCAAATATGGTAAAGGAAGAGAATGCACGTGTATCGTCCATAATTGGTACGATGCCAGCGGCCCGTTGCACAACCGTGAAGCCGGAAGGCACATCGTCCCTCGTTTTGGGTACGAGTAGTGGTATCCACGCTTGGCATAACAAGCACTACATTCGTCGTATCCGTGTTGGAAAGAATGAAAGTATCTATAGCTATCTAAAAATTAATCACCCAGAATTAATTACAGACGAGTATTTTAAACCAAATCTTCAAGCTGTCATTGAAGTGCCACAAAAGGCACCCGAAGGCGCGGTCACTCGTCAGGAATCCGCATTGGATTTGTTGAAGCGTGTATCTAAGGTATGGAAGGAATGGGTGAAGCCAGGTCATCGTAAGGGTGCAAATAAGAATAATGTATCCGTTACCGTGTCTATTAAGGATGGTGAATGGCAAGAAGTGGGTGAGTGGATGTGGGAAAACCGCGAGAACTTCACAGCATTGTCAGTACTCCCGTATTCCGACCACTCATATATTCAAGCACCATTCGAAGATGTAAACGAAGAAACCTATAATGAACTTATTGGGCATTTACACGATATCAACCTAGACGATGTAGTAGAATTCGTAGATGGTACTAATCTGTCTGGCGAGGTAGCATGTGGTGGTGGTGCCTGTGAAGTTGTTTGATAAACAATAACGGGTTATATTACCCATACATCGGAGATTTATGAGATTTTTGAAGAGCATTCTTGCGCTGACAGTATTGTGCGCCAACGCATCCTTCGCACAGGTTACGAGTGGAACTTTAAGCGGTATAACAAAAGATAATACTGGTAATGTTATTAGTAATGCAACGGTTACAGTCACATTTGTTCCAACATCACAAAAGGTGATGACACGTACAAATGAATACGGTAAGTTTAGTATTACTAACCTGAAACCAGGAAGTCCTTATGTTATTTCTATAACTTCATTGGGATATCGTCCAAAGTCTTTGGGCGATATTTCCGTTGAGTTGGGTAGAACAACTAATAAAGAAATTATTTTAGATAAGATTGTTGTACAGTTAGAGGGTGTACAAGTTGTTTCCGATGTAGCGGCGCAGGCAAGAAAAGATGGGGTGACTGCACAGTTAAATAGAGATAAGTTGGAAGTATTACCAACGTTGGGTCGTAGTTTGCAGGATATGACCAGAATGACACCACAAGGTAATGGTGTGTCATTTGCAGGTTCCAATTATCGGTATAACAACTTAACTATTGATGGTGCAGCATCTAATGATGCATTCGGATTTAGTCAGTCATCTGGTCAATCTACTGCATCTGTACCTACTGGAACCCCAGGTTCACTATCACGTACCCAACCTATTTCATTAGATGCTATCGAACAAGTGTCTGTTGCTATTGCTCCATATGATGTAAAGATTGGTAACTTCACAGGCGGTAGTGTTAATGCGGTGACTCGTTCGGGAACAAACAAACAAGAAGGATCAATTTATAGTTTTGGAAGAGCACCGCAATTGGTGGGAAATGGATTGTCGGGTGATATTCCATCATCATTCAATGAATATCAATTCGGCGGTCGTATTGGTGGTCCTGTAATCAAAGATAAATTGTTCTATTTCTTCAATACGGAAATTTCTCGTAGAACGGACCCTGTGCTATTCGCACCAGGAAGTCAAGGTGCATTGTTAAGTAAAGAAATTGCACAACAAATTCAAGATAGTTTAATTTCATTTGCAGCAAAATCAGGTATATCAAACTTTGATCCTGGTACGATTGGAGCATACAACATTCAGGCAAATAGTGAAAAATACTTCGGGCGGTTAGATTGGAACGTTGGTAATTCCATTCTCACAGTTCGAAGTAATTTTGTTAATGCATCGGCAGGTAATTTAGAACGTGGTCAAGCATTAAATAAACTTGCCTCACAAGATTTCAATCACATCAGTAGAACATTGAGCACAGTAGCAGAGTTGAAATCACAATTAGGTGTGGGTGTGTCCAATAGTTTACTAGCAGGATATTCGTTGGTAAATGACCATCGTGACCCTTACGGTTCAGAATACGCACCACAGATTGAAATCCAAGATATTCAATTTGGACAAATTAATGCTGGCGCAGATCGTGAAGGCGTGGTGTATCGTACCCGAACTAGCACGTTTGAACTCACAGATAATTTAATCTGGTCCAAGAACAATCATACAGTTACTTTGGGTACACACAATGAATTCTATAATGTCCAGTACACATTCGTGAATGGATATGCGGGACGTTGGCAATATTCAAACATTGCATCATTCTTTGCTAACAGACCTAATCGTATTCGTTCCACTTTTGATTTAACGGATAACAGTTTAGATTATGTATTGAATAATCCTGGAGCGAATTTCAATATCGCAGTACCAAGCGTGTATCTGCAAGATGAAATTACACTAACCGACAGATTGAAAGTAAGTCTGGGCATTCGTGCGGATTGGAACATCATTGATACACCAACACAGGCGACAGAGTTTACCAATCTAACATTAACGGACGGGACACAACCATATACCAAGTTTACTAACAATTATGGTACGTCATTAATGATTGCGCCTCGTGCGGGATTCATTTGGGAAACAAATAAAGTTACTGTTCGTGGTGGTGCAGGATTGTTCCAAGGACGTATGCCATTCGCATGGTTTGCTTACCCCTTCATTCATAATGGTTTGGTGGTAGGAAATGTGGATGCCCGACCAACAACCACAGTTCCTTTAATTGTTGACCCACTACGTCAACGTTCCGTGAGTAGTACAACCAACTATGAAATGAACATCATCACGGACAAATATGTACAACCACAAATGGTACGTGGAAATTTGGCATTGGATATTAAACTTCCTGGTGATGCATTGTTGGTGTTAGATGGAACCTATACAAAAACATTGAATGATATTTTATTCACCAATGTGGGATTACCTGGAGCTGCGGGTAATTTGGGAGGAGCTGATACTCGTCCTGTATACACCTCAACGCGATTGTCCACAACGGCAACAAATCCCTACACATCGGTGTTTGCATTACAAAATACCAATCTAGGATATCGGTATAATTTAACAGCAAATCTTAGTAAAAAGTGGAATCGGTTGGATATGATGACAGCGTATAGCTATGGTCAAGCAAAGGATTTGGCCAATGGTCAACGTAACTCATTTCAATCGCACGTAGAATATAATCAATTAGTGAAAGCTAATGAATATGAATTAACATGGTCCAACTATGATGTTCGTCATAGAATCGTGTCTAACGCCTCGTGGAATGTAAAAAAGAATACCGTAATTTCCGCAGTGTATACAGGAGCATCTGGTTCACCGTTCTCATATGTGTATTCGGGTGATTTGAATGGAGATGGGTCCAGTCATAATGACTTATTATATGTACCACGAAACGCCTCGGAAATTAAATTGGTCCCTTCAGCACGACCTACTGGACAAACCGATACACGAACGGAAGCACAAATCTGGGCAGACCTTGACAAGTTTATATCAAATGATGTATATTTAAACAGTCGTCGAGGACAGTACACGGAACGTAATGGTGGAAGAACACCGTGGAACCATAGAGTAGATGTTCGTGTAACAGAAACGCATGGTAGAATGCAGTATACATTTGATATAGCGAATATTGGTAATTTACTGAATGATTCGTGGGGCAGGTCGTATTTCGTTCCTAATCTCAATAACCAAAACGTATATCCGTTACAATACCGTTCTGGACGCGCAGTGGGTGGAACACCTACGTATAGTTTCGACCCAACCGTAAAAACATATCAGTACGATGATTTGTTATCACGTTGGCAAATGCAAGCAGGTATCCGAATTAATTTTTAAGAGGTTAATATGATTAAAGTAATGAGATTTACCGCACCGTGGTGTGCGCCGTGTAAAATGATTGCTCCTATTTTTAAGCAATTGCAGGAAGAAATGCCAGCAGTTACATTTGAAACAGTTGATGTTGATGCAAGTCCTGATTTGGCAACGCAGTATAAAGTTCGATCAGTTCCAACAATTATTATCTTTAAAAATGATATTGATGTTGTATCGTTAACAGGTGCAAATTCAAAAGCTGGATATACCGAATTAATTAATGATGTTATAAATGGTAAATTTGACAAATAATTAAAACTAATTATATCAGGAGCACTAACTTGAAAGTACAAAGATTATATGACACGGCTATACTCCCATCAAAAGCACACGCTGGAGATTTGGGGTATGATTTATACGCCCATGCACAAGTCTCAATATATCCAGATGAAACATTATTGGTAAAGACCGGTATCGCTATAGGATTTCCCGCTGGGTATGGTGGTATTATTCGTGATCGTTCTTCCATCGCTACGAAGAAAAAATTATTTGTAGTAGCGGGTATAATTGATAACGGATATACAGGTGAAATTCAGGTAGCATTACACAACGGTGGACCAGATATTAAGACAGTTTACATTGGTGACAAGATTGCACAACTAATCTTAATACCAACAGTGGATTTTGCAGTAGAAGAGGTTACTGAACTCACATCGGAAGATGGAAGGGGGAGCAATGGATTCGGTTCAACAGGCGGCTGATTTTAGTATTACCTTCACCAACGCGGCATTGGGTGAAATGAAAAAGTTTTCCGAAGCGGAAAATAGTGAATATTTCCGTATTTCGGTATTACCTGGTGGTTGTTCGGGATTTAAGTATAACTTTAATATTATTGATAATCCAGAAGAGGATGATGTTGTTGTAGAGCAGGAAAATGGATTGAAGATTGTCATAGACCCCTTTTCCAGCTCTTACTTAAATGGTACATTGGTTCATTATGTCATAGACATGATGGGATCTGGGTTTACCTTTAAAAATCCAAACGCTACTGCTAAATGTGGATGTGGAAGTAGTTTTTCCGCATAAGAAATCTATATGAGAGAAATAAATACTCTATGGTTATTTTCCACACCAGTAGCAATTTTTAATTTATCGGATTTCGTCACCGATGATGTAAACCACGCATTACAAAATATTGGATACACAACGAATAGTTTAGTAGATGGAATTCGTGGTGACGCAGACCCAAGTAAGATACCCGCACTAAAACCATTATACAATAAATTCCAAGAGTGTATTGACGAGTACTCAAATAGAATTGGAATTCACACCAGTTATATTTATGAAAGCTGGATGAATATTCTAAGTATGAATGGTTCTGTTGGTGTTCATAGACATTATGATAGTGTAATTAGTGGAGCATATTATCCTTATGTGGACGAAGGAAGCGCACCAATTACATTTGTAAGTGCAACGGAAGGATTTAGAATGTTAGATGTACAGCATACAAGAAAAGATGCACCTGGTATGTATACATCTAATATAGAAAATGTGGAGTCGAAAACAGGACAGTTAGTATTATTTCCAAGTTGGGTTCAACATTACGTTCCACCAAATAAAACCAATATGAGAATTACGTTGAGTTTCAATACACAATATAACTTATGAGTCGTAAGAAAAAAGAAACTAAGTGTACAAGTAATAAAATTGAACAAACTGTTTCTACAATATTAACGAGACTTAATCTTCCTTTTGAAGAACAAGTTTCAGTGGATAGATACACCGTTGATTTTTTGGTAAATAAAAAATATATCGTGGAATGTTATGGTGACTTTTGGCACTGTAACCCGCAGCAATATACTTCTTCCTATTTTAATAAAGGTAAGAAAAAGACAGCCGAAGAAATTTGGCAACGTGATAATGAACGAAAGAAAAAATTTGAGCAGATGGGATTTAAATTTTTATGTTTATGGGAAAATGACATTAGAAATAATCCGAAAATTGTTCAATCAAAAATAAAGAAACATATTAAATTAGATGAGGGGTCATGAGAATTTTACTATTTGGTTTACCTGGTTCTGGAAAAACTACATTAGCACAAGAGTTGGTTAAGTTACTTCCAAACGCAGGTCATCTAAACGCAGACGCCATCCGTAAAGCATTTGAAGATTGGGATTTTAGTCCCGCCGGACGAGCACGACAAGCACTTCGTATGAGAACCATGTCCGATAATATTTTGGAAGAGGGTCGGGTGCAATATGTAGTATCTGATTTCGTGGCCCCAACCGCAGAACTCCGTGCTATCTACGAACCACACTTTGCAGTATGGATGGACACTATTACAGAGGGTCGGTTTGAAGATACTAACAAAGTGTGGCAAGTACCTACTGATAACGAATATAACGATCGTATTACACAATTTAATCCCGTAGATGAAGAGGTACAGAGAATATGCAATTTAATTCTAAAGCATCAACAGTGTTAATGATTTTTTGTAAAAATCGGTGTTTTTGAGAGGCTTAATGATAAGTATAAGTATATGGTATTTTTGGAGATACACATGGCTTATACTTATTTATTAACTCACATACCCACTGGAAAACGATACTATGGTGTAAAATACGGTAAAAACTCACATCCAGAAAATTTATGGATTACTTATTTTTCAAGTTCTAAAATAGTAAAAGATTTAATAAAATCATATGGTAAGGATAGTTTTATAGCAGAGGTTAGAAAACTATTTGATACCCCAGAAGAAGCATTTGCGTGGGAACAAAAATTAATAAAGAAATGTAATTTAATACATAACACA